CACTTGGCTGGGAAAAGAACTGTTTGGATTTGTGTATATATTCATTTACTTAATTATTTTTGATAATGTACCTTTGTTATCATATCTTTTAATACCAAGGTCGAAACTTTTTCTTATTGTCTTGTTGACTGGTGCGTATCTATTTTTATTACAAGCCATTATAGCAAGTCCTGAACTAATAGAAGCATCATGTTTTGTTCTTCTAGTTATATCAAACTGAGCCCAATCTTCTAATGTTCTTTGGAAATATACATCTCCATAATTTTCTCCATCATATCCTACAGCGTTTTCAATATAAGTTTCTATTGCAGCAGCATGAGCTTGAATTATATCTTGACTAGAGTTAGGTATTCCACCAATCTCTCTTTCTGTTACTGAAAGTTTAGCATAAACTTTGTCTGGCCTATTCATACTAAAACCTCTGTAGCCTCTTCTTCTAAAATGATATAGTAATCTAGGTTTGTTATTTTCTGCAAGTATTGGCATACCATAAAATACACAAGCCATTAATACATCTTCAAAAAATATTTCAGCAGTCTGTGGGCGAGCGATATACTCTAAGAAAAAATGATCAACAGGTGAATCCTCCATGCTAAACTTAGTTAAACCGTGTAAAGATCCATTAGAACCTTTGCCATCAACTGTACCTGATATATCGTAACTATCACAACCAAAAGCACCCATGTGCTCATTACCTGGATATTTAACACCATTTTTAATTATAAGTCTGTTTTGTAAGTTTGTCGGTGGCACCCATGTAATATAAAAATTGCCATTTTTATTAGGTGAAAAAACCACTCTAGTATCTTTGATACCATTTTCCCATTGAAAGTTACCTTTAGTTACAACCGCAGCTGACGCAGCTTCTTCGTTGTAATCTATTTGTTGGTAAATTTTAGTTAGATTAAATAAAGACATTTTAGATTCATCTCTGAACGCATGCTTTGTAGTACGTGGGAATTGTCTGTAAAATTCATTTAATCCATCTTGATCTTCTTTAAGACCTTCTACCTCATTCTCCCAGTATTCAATAACTCCAAGTTTGATTGGTGTTCCATGAGGTCCAAACACTTTTTCTTGTGGGGTTTCGAAGACAGGGTAGCCATAAGAATCAATGTATCCTTCGTAATTCCACTCCATAGGAATGAACAAAGAATAGAGTCCTGAACGAGTTTGTCCATTTGCATTTCTTTTATTGACATCTGAGTCATCGTATAATTTTTTAAAGTTTCTACCACCTTTATCTAAAGCGTTTGATGTTGATCCCATCATGCACTTACCAATAATTCTAGAACCTAATCTTAATGTTGTTTTAGTAACACGCCAGTTATTTTGTATGTCATTAGGTCTTTCCCATTTACCACTCTCATCATGTACTAATAACCTCAGTTTTTCACCATCATAAGCGTTGTCTCCTGTGTTTTTCCAATCAATAGTTGTGTCAAGACCAGCAAGATCTTCTGGTTTATCTGTAGAAACTATAGATCTTCTTGTAAACTTAGAAGCTGGCACACGATATGCTAACTCTGTTTTAGGTCGATCCATACCGTCTTGTATTGGCTTAAAAAAGAAAGGATAATTAACTGATATTGGTACTACTTTATCTGTAAACATTTTTTTAGCATCAGCACCTGACTTTGATAATATACCAAAACGCGCGTCAGTTGATATTGTAGCCATGTTAACAGTTTCGCCAGATGCCATAAATGAAAATCCAGATCGTCTGTTTTTTAGATAACACATACCGTAGCTTCTGTCATCTGCTCTGCAAGCTTCCCAAAATATAAAAAATAATCTATTTGATTCTCTAAAATCTGGTTGGCCAACATCAATTTTTGACCATTGTAAATACATGTAGTGAGTACCAGTTATAAATATAGGTTTATCTTTGTTTATATACCAAAAACCTTCTTCGCGTCTTTTAAACTCAAGATCAATATAGTCATACCACTGTTCTTTAAAATCTTCAGGGTATTCTCTCCAATCAAATACTGTTTTTATTTTACTTAATACTTTAGGATAATCAAACCTAGTCCATTTATTTTCTTCAAACTCATGAACATTGTTTTGTTTAGGTAAAGCTATTTTAAGATTTTGTATCTCATAAACCTCTCCAATTTGTCCAGTCTTAGATATAACAATCATATCATGATCATCATTGTATCCGTACTCCCATTTATTATACCTATTCATTCGTTTAAGAATTTTAGGTTTAATATAATCAGGTAATATTTTATATAAAGTTTGCTCGTACATTATTTAGATCTTCCTTCAGCAAAACCACGAAACGTAGTTTCTTTTTTAACTTCTTTAGGTTTTTCTTCTAACATATCTTGTTCTTCATTAATACGATTAAGTATTTCAAAGGCATCAAATATAGCTAGCTTTTTTGTAGCTGCTGCGTTTTTAAGTCTATCAGCTGATATATCATCGTCTGAATCTACTATAGGTTCTTTTGCAACCTTAATTAATTCCTCAACTGCTACTTGCCCAGCTTGGATTATATTCAACTTCGTTTCCTTCGTTTTCATACTTTATAACAATATCATTTGATTTCATACAATATAGTCTTTCCTTTTCTACTAAAAACTCCCATTCACCATTAGGTGTATAACCTACTAGGTCACCAGGGTTGATTTTAAGCTTGTTTAAGGAACTATTGCCATATTTTAATATACCAATAAGACTTGCTTCTTTATCTAACGTTAGATCATCTTTGCTTTTTATAGGTTTTATAAAACACCTATCACCAAAACTATTCCAACCGTCAGAATTTTTATATAAATATATTTGATCAATAGCGCAAAAATAAAGATCATCTTTAAAATAAGATCTGCTTTTTTTCTTTTGACCTTTCATATCATAAAAAGTTCTAAATACATTTTGATGTATAACTATAACATCACCTTTTTTTACTTTTGTAGTAAAAGCCAAAGGTGTTTCAATAACTACAGCTAATCTATTTACAAATTTCCAGTTTTCTATTTTAGTGTTAACAACTATATCAACACCACCTATTTTAACTGTATTATTATACTTATCCCCTAAAGGTTGTATAATAAAATCATATAAACTTTTCATTAATACTCTAAATCATATTCAACTGATATTGCCATGTTAGAATTAAATTTTTTCCATGGCAATACCTCGTTGTTTTTTTTGATGTATATATTATAAGAACTGTCAGCATCTTCAAATAGTATATGAGAAATTTCATGACCACCATAAACTTGTTGACCAACAGCGTAATGCATTGCGTCATTTTTATAGTCTGATCCAATGCTAATTTTTCTAATATTATTTTGCATCTTCTTCTACTATGTCTTCGTAACTTCCATCTTGTAGATTGATGTTAATTTGACCGTACTCTTCTTCTAATTCTTTTTTAGTAGAATCAATTTCTTTACTTAAAGCTTCGATTTCTTTTGATACATTACTTTTTTGTACCTCAAGAACACCCACTGTTCTAAGCATTTCATTTAATTTACCTTGTTGTTCTTGCAATAATTTTAACTGTTCTTCAGTGATCATTGCTTTTACTGTTTCTTCTGATTTTTTCATTTAATTTAATTTAATTGTTTGTATTAATTCTTATTTATATAGTCACCTATATATTAGTTATTTACATATAATAATATCAGCTTCAGTTACACCAGTACCTAGCGCTGTTATAAAATCTACAGATACTGGTAAAAATGATCCAGCTTGTACGCTTTCAAAAGTTATTGCTTGCGCAGCAACTGGCACGCCATCGTTTACAGCTGTTATAACTGCTTTAGCATCTACAGCTCCAACAGCTCTACCTGCTTCAACTACTGTTATTATATCTCCTGGGTTATAACCAGATCCAGCAGCTACAATAGCTAAAGATTGTATAACACCGCCTGCTTGAGTTATAGCTACAGTTAAACCTTGAGCCATATTGTTAGAACACGTCGTGGTAGCTGTTATAGTGGTATATAAAGTACCACCAGAACTTAAGCTTAATGTTTTAGCAGAAGCTAAACTTGTTCCTGCTACAATAACGTTTATGTTACCTGTAACACCCATATATAATACAGAGCTATTTAAGTTATTACCTAAAACACCTGTTTGGTTTTCAAAAATCCAAGCTGGTTTACCATCTGGAGTTCCTACTAAACCTGTTGAACGCATTGCTTTACCAGCTATACCATCACTTATTGGAAATTTAC